CGGGTGCGGTGTAGTCCGTTTTACGTCGGGTTTACGTTTATTTCGTGGGGATTGCGCAGCCTGAGCGCGACACAGGGACGCGATCCAAATTAACCTCAGATGGGCAATGAGTCAGACAGTGAACGGCGTAGTGTGCAGCGGGCTGCGCTTTATAGGGAGGGTAAAAACATAAACAAAAAGACTACACCAAAGAGGGGTAGCCTTTTGATCTAACGATAAGCACTATCAGTCAGGTTAAGCAGCCGTTAGGATTAATTCATAACCTAAACTTGATAGCGCCTTTTCTATTGTGTCAATCTTTGTCGCGTGATACACATCCAGCAATTGCTTGACGTTCTGCTTTTGAATGCCAACACGGCGCCCCAGTTCCGAACGGCTGACGCCTGACCTTACCATTGCATTAAGCAAAAGTATTTTAGCTGCAACGCTGGCCGGAATATCAATATAGTGTTCTGTTACCGTATGACCTGGTAACGGAATTTCTTTATCCTCATCATCAAAGTACATAGAAAAAGCAGTGAGTAACGCATCATAGGCCATCGCTTTTGCGTCGGCCAAATCATCGCCGCAGGTTAATGCTTCGGGTATATCAGGGAACGAGACAAACAAGTTCGTTCCGTCTTCTTCGATATTAACTGGATATCGCATAATCATATAGTGATGAGAGTTAGCCCAAGAACCAGCCCCTTAAGGGGCTGGTTAGTTATTTGAGTTTTAACTGTTTAAGGATACCTAACCTTAATTTTTCGTTAATCTCTTTGCTCGGATGTCTTGGCATTGCACTTCTCGCGTCTCCATATAAGAGTATCAAGTGATTCTTTCCATTCTTGATTTTCACCCCTTGAGACTCAAGCCACCGCCTGAACTCACTCTGCTTCACTCACCCTCCATTCTGTTTAACATGGTAAAATAGTAATATTTTTTTATTACCCTGTCAATGTGTTTGTAATATTTTTTTATTGCCCCAGAAAAACAAAAACCCCGCCGAAGCAGGGTTAATTTGATAAAACAGAAAATCAATTGGTGAGGTTGATTTTTTTGTTTTTGATGAGTTTGTTTTTCGCAGTGCTATTTACGTGGTTGGTAGCCTCGGTCAGAGCGCGTTACTCTTCAACTAACATCATCAGTTTAATGCCTCTAGCATAAAATATCAACCTATGCAATGGCGTGAAAATTCTCACACAATGAACGATATTCACCCAATCACCGGCGCATACTTCTGTTTCAGCCCATCGGATTTATACGCCGTGTTTCTAATGGCGCTGGCGTTCTCCGGGGTGCCGGTATTGTGATGGGTATGGGCGGCGGTCAGTTCGGCCAGTTCTTTCACCACATCCAGCGTGTCTAACATTAAGGTCATCACGTTAAGTTGCTGGCTGCCCACCCAGACCACGGGCGCAACGATTTCTTGCTTGACGCCGGCGATGCTTTGGCGAAGCAGGCCGATTTTTTCTATCAGCTTCTGGCCGACATCAATATTGGCCTCTTTCCCCACACTGGCGATCAAATTTGAGGAAGTCGCCACGCTGTAATCACCGTCAGCAATATGCTGAATAGCCCCCGCCAGTAAGGTAGATGTACCCAAGACGGTCGCTTTATCTGTGGCCTGTACCGTGGTTTCCCGTGCCACGAGGGTGCGGGTTTCCCTGTCGGCCTTAACGACGCGATGTATGGACGATTCATTGATGGTCTGGTCAGTCTGGCGAATCCAGCTGCCTTCTTGTGTCACGCGCTGCGAGACTTCCGCCCGTTGCTGCTGCAATTGCTCGCCCGGCTTGATATCCGGCAGGGTGTTGCCCTGGCTCAGGGTCTGGCGGATAAACGGTTTATCCGGTCTCCCCCCCTCGAATGCTATCTCAACAATAGTGCCGATGGGCGGATACTGGAACATACCCGATTCACCGCCCGCCATCGGCAACGGCAGCGGGACAGCCTGATAAACAGGCGCGGCGGCGTCTTTGCCATCACCATCCAGCAATTGCACATCAACCGCATAGCGCGGCCGGAATGGATCGGAAATATCACCGCTGGCCGTGTTTTCGGTGTGTGCTTCAATACGGGCGAATTGGGGCAAATGCAGCCCGGCCGATAATTCGGGGTAAGCGGCATCAATCTGGCGCTGCATCGGTGTCTTGCTGCCCGGCTGGCCGGTCAGTTGGTTGAGGGCGTCCCAGGTAATGACCATCTTTTCATTGTTCAGATTGACCCTGGTCAGCCGCTGCTGATTAACCACCACGCCGGGGCGCAACGATTGGATCATGGGCAGGGTCATGGCATTGCCTGCGGACTGATGTTGGCTAAATTCATTCGGGATCGCGACGGGCTTTCCGGCAAACAGGGAATGCGCCCAACTGCCGACATACACCGAACCATCCGGCCATTGTTGCCAGATATAATCGTCAATGGCAAACACCTGTCCCAGGCTCGCCAGTAACTGGTAGCCCGTGCCGTTATGGGTGTAATGCGGGATGGGTTTATCGGTATACGGCGCATCCGGTACGGTGAACGTTAATCCGCTGTGTTCCTGCAAGTAGTCCACAATCTGACGCAGGGTCGGATGCTGAAACGAGCATGGCCACGGGCGGTCAAACACCCCGACCAGTTCACGCACAAACAGGCGCTGGTAGCCGTTCTGGGCAGGTTGCGACCGCTCCACATAGCCCGTAAACCAGCGCAGCACCAAATCGGTGTAACCCACATCCAGCCGCACCAGTTTACCGGTGTAATCCGTGGTGGTCTCGGCCGTGATAAAGCCCCGGCCACAGGATGACAGTTCCAGCATGATATTGGCGTCAACCAGATGCACTTCATCACCGGATAAATACAGTCGGTTAATCGGTTTCATGGGCTGCCCCTATTTTGTCATTAATCGGTTTCAGCACTTTTCTTTCAAACCAGCTTAATTGTTCCGGCTCTTCTTTGGCGGCACTGCCACCCTGTCCGGTCTGCTTTTTGGCCGGAATATTGCCGGCCGCACGGGCATCGCGTTTTTCCGACACCGATAAATGTTCCCGTAAGGTAAACGTGACCTGCCATGCCTGCTTGCCGTCCACCTTGCTGGCGTCAATCGTGCCCGTGAATGTCCCAATGCGAAAATTAATGGCCTGCGCGGTCAGGTTGGCCACCCGGTAGCGTTTCAGGTTACCGTTTTCTTTGGCTTCCGCCAGCGCAAACAGACGCGACAGGGTTTTCTGTTCGGTAAAGGGAATAACGCCTGTGATGCGCAGTTCTTTCGGCTTAATGCCCTGTTCGGCCACAGCCGTGCTGGATGACTGCCCGCTCTGGTCTTGATCCTGAAACATCACCGACGGGGTCACGGTCAGGCTTTTTAAGGGAATGGCCTCGCCGTCAAGGGCGAGGGTGATAATCTGGCTCATGCGATAGCATCCTGTCTAATGAGGTGATGTCGTCTCCGGCAAACAGGGTTGCCAGTGTATACACGGCGTCCGGTTCCGGTATTTCTTTGCGCATCTTCTCGGCCAACAGCGCACCGTGACCTGTTCCGCTAAATGCCCAGACGGGGGCGGTGTTGCCCATTGCGCCACTCAGGGCGTCATTGACTTGCTGTAAGGCGTGCTGTCTCGCGGTAGCAAAGCTCGTTAACTGGGATTTTAACCCCGCCAGGCTGCTGCCTGCGCTGGCCTGGGCTTTGGCCTGTGCAATCAATTGAGCATTGGCCGCCAGACGGCTACTTGTGGTTGACAGGGGTTGCGGCTGCGGCAACCCGCCGCCGGGTTTGCCGGGCAATTGCATTTTCGTGATGCTCAGGCGTTCGGCGGTTTTTGCCATGCGCGTGACCTGCGAGAAAACAGGCAATGGCAACACGGAAGAAAATTGCGTGAGGCACTGCATAAATTCAGCGTGGGTTTTGGCGCAGACCATCAGCACAAGGGCATTCAGGTGACCTGCCCCCGTGAGCTTAGTCGACAGGTAATGAATGGCATTCGTCGGGCTTAAATAACTGCCGCTGTCGGCCTGCTGCCCGACCCCGTGGATAAAGGGGTGTACGGGCACAATGGCGGCGGATAGCCCCGACAGCGCCGGGGACAGTTGCAGGGTTTTACGCTGCCAGTCCATTATTCGGGTTGCTCCGGCCAATGGATATCGGGGGCGGCTGAACAGTCAATCCGATTGAGCAATACCCGATATCGACGCCATTTGGCTAATAATAATTCTTCGCCATCAGCGGAGATGCCTAACTCTACAGCATCCTGATAGATATTAATTTTATCTGTAGCCGCTCTCAATAATTGCCACTTTTCATATTCAGCTTGTTGTGTTTCATGTGCCTGTTGTGCAATGAGGTCTGTTACCCATTGTTTACCATCCCAATGATCAAAGGGCGTTTTAGGCACTAATTCGGTATATCCATCAGGAATGACAACATCCTGACACACAACTGACTGCTGTGTTGTGATGTTGTAAATCGTTTTTCCCCGATTATCTGGCAACAATTGCCATTCGGTGTCAATCATACACGGCCAATACCCCGTACGGGTCGGTGGCTTAGTCCTGACAGCATTCTCTGGTGGAAATGACCCCGGAGTTGCCTCCGTGATGAAAGTAAACGGTTGATAATTCTTATTCTTATCAAAATAGTAATTTTTCATTTTTATACTCCCAAAAATACAGCCGGGGTCATGCCAATATGTATTGGTGCTGTTTCTGCCCCTCCCACTTCGCTCTCTCGTCTGCTGTAACCCGAATAATGTTTGGTACTGGAGCTAAACCATGCCACTGCTGTACTCTCAGCATAATTAACTCGCCCGCCCTCAATACTACTGACGGAATCAGGATGTGAGTGGGCACGGAATGTATCTGGAACAACCTGACCAGGGGCGGTTGACGGGCGCATAAATAATCCGCGCCCGTCCAAATAAAAATTAGGCAGGTTGATATAGCTACCGCTCACCGTGATTTTGAAATCAGATTTATAGCTACCCGACAGTTGTGCTAATGCCCGACCAATTGCAGATGTGGTAAGGTGCCTTTCACCGTTACAGTGATACCAGCCTGTCGGTAATTCAGCCTGACGGAACGGAAATAGACGTATTTCCCCACGGATCTGATAGCGTTGGTCAAAATTGGCATAATTGGCCGGAATGACTTGATTATTAAAATAAAAAACATCAGTGATTTTTAACGTCGCTTCCGTCGCATCATTTTTAAAATACAATGGCCCATCGAACGCCCGTCCACAGAAAAACTGACGTTTCCCATTCGGATCAAATCCAGCAATGTAAGGAATCTCCGCCTTGACCGTCATACTGGGTACACTAACAACACGATTAAAGTGGAATTCATCGGTGATTTTTAACGTCGCTTCCGTTGTATCATTTTTAAAATACAGTGGTCCATCGCCCGCCCGCCCACAGAAAAACTGGCGTTCCCCATGAGTATCAAACCCAGCCAGATAGGGAATGTCAGCTTCAAGGGTAAGCCGTTGACACATGACTTCACCTAAAATTTTTCCGCCTGTTTTAGGATAAGCACCCACATTGCTCACAAACGCCGCTTTATTGGGAATATCTGCCCCGTTTTGGGCTTTTTCAAGTCGGTTATTGACGTTGTTATTAACAGCATTTAATGCTGAATTCGTCGCATAATCGCCTTTCGGTTGTTTCTCATTCAACCCGTTCGATAGCGCCGTTTTTGTTGCATAATCCTGCTTAACCTGACCCAATTCCTTTTGAAGATTAGCAATATCACGATCACTCAATGTGTCCTTAGGACGCAAATCAATGACATTCCCGTCACCATCAACACGAGAAATCGCAAACACATAATGCAGATACCCCGCCGCATCAACATAATTTTTCAGGTCATTGGCAACGGTAATTTTCACAGCGGTTTCCCACTGACTCACCAGATTACCCTGATAGCTAAAATCCGCATACACACGGGTATTGCGCATCGTGTTTAGCGTTTGGTCATGTTCCAATACCCCGCGCAGCCCGCCGACATAGGCCAACCCTTTTTTCACGGTGTACTGGTCACCATTGCGGATCACCGCAAAGCCCTCGTCAAAAAAAGCCGCCTCGCCGTAGCTGTCGGTATTGATCAAACGCTGCATTTCATCCATGCCCGACAAACGCGCGGTAAAGTCAATCTGCCATGTTTCCGCGGTTGTGGTGATGGCCGTTTCTTTCGCGGCACCGTCAAATTCCAACAAGAAAGAGCGGGTCAGCACATTGCCCTGTAAGCCGTTGGCGGTCTTGATTTTCTTTTGGGCTGGCGCATGGGTGATCATGCCAATCACGCCCGACGCCTTATTCAGCAAGCCAATCCAGTTAAAATCAAAGTTGCCCACTTCGGTACCCAATGTGACGCTGTAGGCCACGGCGTTCTCACTGGCGAGTCCGGTTTTATTGACCGCCTGACGGTGTACGATATATTGCGCGGCAGGCAGTTGCTCACTGCGGCTGATATCCTGAGACGGATCTAAATCCGGCACATTGGCAAAGACAAACTCGTCCAGTACGACCGCGTTTCCGGCAGCGACTTGTTGCGCTTTCCATTTTTCAAAGTCCAGGGTAATCACTGAGGACATGTTCTATTTCCTTATAATGAAGCACCGTAAGTGACATTCGGTGCGGTATTTTCCTTGAGGCTGGCATGGTCACAGACGGCAACGCCCGCGATATCACCGACCCTTAACAATAACGGCGGGGTCGGCATGGCAGCGGCATAACAGCAATAGTCTGCTCCCACGCTGCCTACCCGCATCAGCAACTGATTTTTTGCGATCACCTCAAAACGGTAACGGCGGCAGGTGCGGCCATACTGGCGGATGATATTCATCAGTAAATCGGGGTTGGCCGCTATCTGGCCGTCGCTGAGGCGCAGGATAATCACATCCCAGTCAATGCCCGGCTGGCGCTCCAGCAATTCGACATAGCCCACGCCCAGCCGATCAAAGATGGCAATGAAACCTGCCACACTGCCCGCGTCTTTGGCATTGATAAAGGCGTATTTCACCCGCTTGCGAAACAACGGCAGCGGTTCGCCGTTAAAGCGCTGGATATCCCGCTGGTACGCCAGCACCGACAACAGCGCCGCTGAACAGGTTTCGGCATCCAGTTGGGCTAACGGCCACTTTAGCCAGTCATACACGCCCAACCAGAATACCCGTGCGGCCTGTAATAACTTGGCGGGTTCGCCCTTGTTCATCCATGAGGGCAACGCCAGCCGGGCGAGACGTTCCCGGAACTCAGCCATTTTTCACCTCCACCGTGAGCGATTGCAGGCGGGGCACACTCAGTTCACTGAGAATGTCACCCAATGAAAAGGTCAGTGATTCCACCTCGCTGAACTCGCGATGGATCTCCCGTCCCAAGTTGGAAAAGGAAAAACGCGAGTACGGCCACGTTTTCCTGACCGGGTAGTCGGTATTTTCCCGAAAGGCGCAGCGGATCAGGTTGCCGGCATCGGTTTTTAACGTGTCTATCTGTTCCTGACTGTAGTTCGCCAGATCCGCCACAAACAGCGTTACTGTCAGTACATGATGGGTTTCCGGCATCGGCAGGCACTGCATATCATCCCCATGCCCGTGATGCCCCTGATTGCTGATGTAATCATTCACCGCATTAATAAACGGCTGGCTAATGACGCCCGAATCCAGCAACAGATACGCATTGGCCGTGCCTGCCCCACGGGGCGCATCATGCAAAAAGAAGATGCGATCGATACTCAAGCCCACGCGACTGGCTATCATGCCGCGATAAACGGCATCGGTGTGATAGTTCCCCACCAGGTTATATTGGTTGCGGCAACGGTCGCGTAAATCATCGTCGGATTCTGCATCCGCACCGGGTGCCAGTAACCAACCCTCTTCATTTTGTACCCGCTCAATGCCGGATACCGCCACAGGCAGGAGCCGGAAATAGCCGGGCGCAAGGTTGAATGCGCCGCCTGCGGCTTCCGCCGTAACGGGCAACAATGCACTGCTGACATCCCCGGCAATGACGATGCTTTCCGTCGTGCTGACCCGGTAGATTTCCCCATTGAGGCGCTCGGTCTGAACAACCGTGCCGGCCGGCACCGTCACCGCCGAGGCACCCGCCGCTTTATAGAACCGGATCTCGCCCTGCGCCGCGGTGGCTTCCTTGCGTTTCAGGTTGACGCCCCACGCAAATATATCCAGCCATGCCCCCGATGCACTCGCCAGATACATGTTTTTCAACGTGACATTGATTAATGCTTCTTTCAGCCACAGTACCGGGCGCGTGACAATCGTGTTAATCAGCCGCCAGAACGGGGACATGCGCGAAGTATTGGTCACTAAGCCGGCTTCATCCACAACCCTGGCAAAGGCGGTGCTGATATCGGCTTCCGTGGTCGGCATCCCGCTGTCACGCAGCACCTTTTCATAATCTATCGACGGTTTAGTGTCCATGTCCCACACTCACATTCAGGCGGCCAAAATCGTAAGTTTCCGCCGTGATCCACAATTTAGTCGGTGACTCTTCGTTAATGATGACCGTGCCCGGAATAATCCGCTCATCATCTTCGACCAGAATTTCTATCTGGGTGCGGATATCCGCGCGCAGGGTCGGGCTGCGCTCTGCGACCAACTCAGTGGCAAGGCCACTTTCCATAATGGCGTGCACACAATCCTGACCGACAGAAAAGCGATTGTGGCAAAAACGCGGCTCGTTCCCGGAGTTCAGGGTAAAGTTGCCCTTGGTTATCAATAAATCAATGTATTTCGGCTCATCCATAAGCCACCTGCTCCCATTCCGTTAATTGTTCCGGTGTGATGCTGCCGTTGACCTTGACGGTCACGTTTTCAATACGACGGCTGTTGTCAATTGACGTCTGTTTATGACTGTTCAGGCTCTGACTCAATCCGCCTTTGTTAATGCCTTTCAGTTGCCCGCCCGTAATGATGGACGCCGCTACCTGCTGATTATCCACTGACTTCTGCACAACCGGTTTAGGGGTTGAAACCGCGCCCTCAATCGCCCTGGTTTCAATGTTGATGCCCGGAATATAATTTAACTTTTCAATAATCCAGTTATAGGCTTCCCCAAATGAGGCTTTGATGCTGTCCCATAAGCCACTGAACAGATCGCCGACACTGTCCGCCATGCCGGACAAGGTGTCCATCAGTGAAAAGCTGCCAACCCAGCTCCACAGCGCGTCCCAGCCCTGCCTAATCAACTGCCCGGCACGTTGAAACGCCTGCACCAGCGTGCCAATCACCTGAATCACCAGATTAAACGGCATCATCATCAGGCCAATGGCACCCGCCACAATGCGGCCAAACGAACTGCCCGCCTCAGTCACCCCCTGTAACTCTTCATCAGTGTATTGGATCGGTGACAGTAACTTAGCGAACCAGCCAAACAGGCTTTTCACCCCTTCCCAGACAAAACCCATGGCCGCGCCGATGGCATCAAAAGCCGGTAACAGCGGAGCAAGCGCACTTCCCGCCTCGCTGAACCCCTGCATAAACCCCTTAATAAAGGCTTTGATCGGTTGCCAGAATTTAATGACCGCAATCACCAGCGCCGCAATCACGGCAATAATCGCCAACACAGGCCATGCCATGGACGTAAACCCGGCCGCCGTTGCCCAGGACGCTATCTTGGTCATAATCAAACTGGCACGCAGGCGCGTTAACAGGCTGGCTAATTTTGTACTGGTTGTTGACATCACGTTCATTTTTCCCGTCAACAGGGAAAACATAAACGCCCCCGTGTTCCACAAGGGAATTAAACCCAGCCAGATAAAGCGGGACACCCCCATGACGATATTGGCTAGCGCCCCTGCGGCGGCAAAGCTCAGGATGCCGAGCGCGATATAACCAATCCAGCGCGCAATATTGGGAAACAGTTTCAGCCAGCGCACCAGTGTCTGACTGGCATCCGCCATCTGATTCACCAGCGGTTTAATCACGGGCAGCAGGGTTGAACCAATGGCAATGCGGATATTCTGCCAAATCGCTTCCAGCCGTTCCCACGGGTTCGCCATCCGTTCGGCCATCTCCTGGGTGCGCTTCATGCCGTCATTGGCACCCAGTGCCGTCATGTTCTTGCGCAGCACATCGACATTACCGTAAAGCTGTTTAATGACCACGGCAGAATCCCCGAAGGCCGCATCAATCTCCGCCTGTGCTTTCAGGTTGCCTTCAATGCTTTTGCCGTATTTGGCCTGGAGCTTTTCCAGCATCTCCGGCATTGATAACAACTTGCCCGACGCATTAACGAAGCTGAGTCCAAGCTTTTTGGCGTTCCCTTCGGCGTTACTGACAAACGACTCATACGCGCCGCTGGATTCCGTGCCCAATGAGCGTTGCAATTCCCCCAACACCGCCAATTGTTCATCAATGCCAATACCAAAGTTGGTCCCGGCTGCGCGTGCGCCCTCCATCAAATCGGCAATGTCGGTCATAGACGTGCCAAAGGCCTTCGACATATAAACCGCCTTACCTGCTAATTCTTCGGCAAATTGCAGGTGCCCGACTTCATTCGCATGGCTTGAGAACTGGGCAAACATCTGCCCCATATACGTACTGGCATCATCGGCACTGGTTTTCAGGGCGGCGGCCGTCGTGTTCACAATGTTGGTCATCTGCGGCAAGTCGTTTTGTGACAGGCCACCAATAGCCTTACTGATGGTTGACGCTGATTGCACAAACTCTATTGATGATTTGCCATAGCGAGAGCTAAAGGTCATGGCATCTTTCGCCACTTTATCCATCACGTTGCTGTCAATACCCTGCAAGGAGGCAGTTTGTAGCGCTTCTTCCATTTCAATGGCCGGATCAAGAAAGCTCTTGATTGACCAGAACGAGGCCGCCAACCCCGCCCCGCCAATCGCCAGTTTGCCAAAGGCATCCTGTGACGCCTCCGCAAATCCCGATACCGACGCTTTGACACTGGCAAGGGGTTTGGTGATTTTATCAATCAGGCTTAAGGTAAAATCTAATTCGTTACTCATGATTCACCCCTGAATGCCAGCGCAATGCCATTGGCGGTTGAAACGCGCATATAGTCCCAGTAACGGTTATCCAGCCAAATGGCACGGGCTAAACTTTCTGTATTATCCGGCTCATTCGGTAAATAATGGCGGCGTAATATTAAGGCCTGTTCAAATAAACTGTTCTCAATGGCCTTAACCCGTGCATTTAGTTTTTTATTTCGATTTCCAGTTTAGGCGCATATTCGGCATTAACACGCTCGACAATCTGCATGGCTGCGCCGGGAATTTGCAGGAGTTCATCCAGCGTTGCTTTCGACGCAGGCTGCACAATACGGCGTAAGTACGTCACGATGGGCACAATTTTATTTTCCATCGTCATATCATTAATCATGCTGTTATAGGCAATCATATTCGGTTCAAAGTTTATTTCTTTTTCGCCGATAATTAAGGTAATGATTTTATTTTCTTTCATTTTGTTATTTCCTTTCTTTTATTTATTTCATCCACTAATAGGTTATGCCGTGCGGCACACGTTCCATATAACGTGGAATATTCCATGATGATATAAACTAAATTATTTCCGGTCGTGCCTGTCAGTTTCGGTAATTTGTCCTGACACCTTGTCAGCAGGTTTTCCTGATAAGGTGCGCTCAATCTGGTCGGCGGTTTGGTTGTACAGCCGGACAAACTCAGGGCTAACACACACAGCAGTAAAAACAGGCTTGACCACTTCAGTACGAATTTCTCGCGGGGCGGCATGGCTGATCCCCTCCAGTTTTTCTTCCAGTTGGCGGGCGGACGCACTGGAAACCGCCTGCAATGCGTGGCGGATTTGTTCGCCCGTTTCCGCCGCTGCCCGTGTAATTTTCAGTTCGATGCTGTCACGGTAATAATCATTGACCTGCCAGCCTGCCCCGAACGCCAGACCCACAACCAAAAAAGAGAGCGGCAGTGCCTTGAACATCATTTCACCCCGTTATGCGCCAGTGAGAAATGATTGCCATCGGGACGCGAGAAACGCCCGCCCCATGTGCCGCCCAGGGATTCCCAATACTCTCCCAACGGCAAGTAAGCGTCACTGTGGGTCTGGTACTTGCCCTGAATAAACAGATTCAGGTCAAGCGCCAGACGCTGGGTATGCAAACTGTTGGCAATGCCCGTGCCTTTCTTGGCATTCAGCGCCGCCTGCTCCGGGGTGCGGTAGGCTTCCCCCAATGTCACCCGGTAGCCGCGCTCGTCTGCCCATAAGATCAATTGGGCAATCAATACCGCAAATAACTGCTGTTTTTCACTTAACGTCATTTTTTTAACTTCCCTGTCAACAACGCGCTGCCGCGCTTGCGTAGCCACACTTCAATTAACTGGTATCCGGCAATCCCTAAGGCGCTGCCAATCCCCGTCACCGCGACCGGGCTGATACCCGGCCACCAAATCAGCAACGCCCCGGCCATCACCGACACCGCCGATCCCAGGATAATGCGGCCAATAAACAGCCGTAAGGTGATCGGTTCGTTGCCTGTCAGCATTTTGCCCAACGCAATCAGTGCCCCCAATAGCACCAGCGTGACAAAGGTTTTTTCATGTTCTTCCATGAACCCCATCCTTAGCCAATCAGGCTTTGCGTCAGTTCCGCTTCCAGATAAGGGATGCCATTAATGCGCACAAAGTCAGGTGATGTGACGACAAACTTGACTTTATGGGTCATCACACTGCCGCCTTTCGGGTCAACGTCCAGAATGTCACTGAGGATCAGCTTGCAGCCGTAGGCTTCCACCTTAATCTCTTCATTGCCTGCCTTGGCGTACCACATCAAATCAACGGGCTGAATGCCGCGCCATGATCCCGCGCTGCGGGCTTTGGCGGTCACAATTTCCAGATATTTGGTGCTGAGTTCAATTTCCCCTTCTGCCGCCACATCCCCGGCGATATAACCATCCGGCACGCCCTGCGTTTGCGCGGCGGCGGTGTTGTCGGTAATGGACAGGTTGACCTTTTCGGCATGCACCAGATCCCCGTCCATATTAAAATCAATCGACTGCCCTGAAATACGCTGGCTCATGCGGTTTTCTCCAGACTGCTATCCAGCAACAAACTGACCGAAATACCTTTCGGGCATTCGTAAGTGCGGATCGTAATATAAATTTCCACGGTGTTTTTATTGCGCCATGTGATCACGACGTCGCCGTCTTTCGGCGATTTCACTTCGCCCGGAAAGGTCACACCGTTAATCTCGCTACTGCGCGACATCTCACGCAAGGTACGGGCAAAGTACGCCTGATGGGTGGCGATGCTGCCCGGCGTACTGTTCAGGCTGCGATCGGCAATTTTGGCAATCGCCTGCAAACGCACGCGCCGTGCGACCTTATCGACAATGCGCAAATTTTCGATGCTCTGGTAGTCGCCCCCTTCCACATCCAGCGTGCGGCCATCCGACCAGTACATGCCGTCATAATCGGGGTACCACATCGGTACACTGAAACGCAGTTTTTCCAGTGCTTGCAGGGTCGCCAGATCAATCGGCTTGCCCGTGCCATCCAACGGAAAATCAGCCCTGCCCAAATCCATCAGGGCACCTGTCTGCACCCGTGCGGGGCTGTCGGCCACGGTGACGGCACGATTACACAACCGCCCGGCCAGTACGCCCGCCTCATTGCCCCACAAACACGGCACCAGTTGCACCGACGCCACGGCTTCGCCCTGTTGCAGTTCGGCCAAACGGGTGACGTAATCCGCCCACGCCTCTTTGGACTGCGGCGCATCCACGGCCAGAATCGCCCACTGCCAGCGGCCAAATTTAGCAATCGTATTGGCGCGCAAGGTCTGGGCGGCCTTGATAATGTCTTTGCTGGCACCGAGGGTCAGCACATAGCCCTCAACACTGGCGACGGGTTGCGCCGCCGTCACCGCCTCGACAAACGCCAGCCCGTCCGCCGCTTCGGGCAGGATATGCACATAACCCGACCAGTTTTGCCCGGCGTTGGCCATTGCCGCCAGTACATGACGTTTCAGCGCGGTTTGTGCCGTGCCCAGCACGGCGTCAAAGTCGGTCTGGGTATTGACGGCAATGGTCTTGCCCACGTTGGTCTTGCCTGCCCCCAAGAACAGCACGACCCGCTCTATTTCCTTGGTTTCGCCTTGCAGTTGGTTAACCTGGTTAACCTGAACATGTGGCCACATAATTTAGTCCTTTTTTCTCACACCCCGTGGTTTACCTTTGCCCACCGTAATTAATGCCTTGTAACACCCGTTCCAGCGCCTTAATAAAATCTTCATGGTTAATACCCAAGAATTCACGGGCAGGCAGATCAACAGTCCATGTTTTCTTTGGTTCTTCTCCACTCAATAAGCGGATAAGATGGCCTGCTCGCCAAAAACCCATTACCCCCGTGATATTCTTTTGGGCTGGCGCTTTCCAGCCTTTGCCTTTTTTGACCTTATAGCCTAATGCGAGTAATTTTTTAGCCTGTGTTTTTGTCGCTTTTCTTTGTGGATCGCGTGAAGATTTATACTGTGACCGCTTGATAGTAAAACGGTATCCTTTTTGCTGGGTATAACCGACAGCACCAGCGGTCACTGATTTTTTACCATTACGATAACTGCCCCCTCTTAAGTAAAGGCGTACACCCTGAATTTCTGGCATCGGCTTCACATGTAAAACTTTCGGTAAGTTGTTCAGCATCTTCTGCTTTCGCTTACCTTTTCGGGTAGGCCAAGCACGTCCGTCCGGCGTTTGTTGCCGTGCAACATAGCGCTTAGCGGCGGCAATCACACCTTGCTTCGCCAGCCTTATCATTAACGACTGTTTCTTATTAGGCGTTAAATCCAGCTGTTTCAGTTCATTTTTCAGGTGTTTCAGTTGTGCTTCATTAATTTGCCCACTAAACATGGTTTACCGCCCCAATCCGGGCACCAGTCTCATCCACACTATGCACCGCGCCTTGTTCAGCAAACCAGATTTCTGTCTCAGCCAGTGACCAGCGCTTGCCGTCAAACGGGATCATGCCGCTGGGGTCTTCCCGTATCACCACAGGTTCGGCAAGGGAAAGCGTGACAATCACTACAGCAGTTTCACCATCCACGTCCACCGTTAAGGTTGGCCGTTCCTGCTCAACATTAGCATTACTGAGGCTGTCCCCCTGCTCAGTCAGCCAGATATCAATCAACAGCGGAATATTGCGCGGATCACACTCCCGATAAGGGAAGCGTCCCCACGCAATCACCGCTTCATATTGCTGGACAAACATCTGGTATTGCCCCAGCCCTAAATCCCGTTGTGCCGGAATAAACTGGATTTCATCCATTTCGCTGGTAAATTCCGTCTCGCAAATGCGCGCGGGCAGGTTTTCCCGCAAAAAAGCGGTGAGTTGCTGTAACTGGCTCATATCAACCGTACCGTTGCCCGTCCATGTCCTTTCATATTGCGCAACACAACCGAGGCTTCGGCCAGCAGTCGGTTACGCACGTCAGGGCTTTCCTGTCCCGGATTGGGGGCGCGGCTGACCAGTGACGTATATTCCCCCAGTAAATCGGCCTTTGCCCGCGCATAGACCGCTTTTTTATACTGGCTGACCAGCGCGGTGCTGCCATTGATGGAAATACCCGGCACATCCGCCGCACGCTGATAACCCCTGGCCTGTAAGCGCGATTTCAGCCGTTGCAGGTCAAGGTTGATTTCGGCCACCGTGGCCAGCAGGGCATTGGCCAGCATGTCATTATCCAGGTCCGCAGGCAGCTTGCGGTTCACCTGAAATTCCCGCAGATTCAAATCCGGCCAAAAGCCGTCATTGGTCAGCGGCGCGTCCCGGTAATCCACGGTATTGCCATTAAACATCGTGCGTCTCCTGAGAAAAAAGCGGGCTGTCCGGTTTCCACGGCCATCTGCAACATGTTGCGATGCCTCCACCGCGCCCGCTCCGGCTTGCGGTAGTCGTTGTTATTCCGTTGATAATGCCCGTATTCGGGCGGCAATCCGTTGCCGATAGGTTTTAACCCCGGATTTGGGGTTACACTGATGCGCTTTGGTGAGCCAGCTATCAGCCTGCGCCAGCACATCCAGTTTCTCCACCTGACTGGCCTTAATTTCGGTGTTATTCCCTTTCAGCAGGTTTAAGGCAGCAAATTTGTAATATTTGGCCTTGATTTTCTCGTGAACTGGCCATTTTTCCGTGACATTCTGAAATGTCCTGGAAAAATAGGGTTCCACCGGGTTGCCTGCTTCGGCTTCCGCCTGTGCCCAGAGTAAAACGGTGTCGGCCACAAACGCCGGAAAGCCACTGCGAAAATGGTCGGGGGTGAGCTGTCCTTGCCCGATGGCGATATCTGCCCAGTCCAGTCCCTGGGCAAACTCCCCGATATCAAACAACCAAATCACGCAGTAGGCGAAAATCGGGTTCCGGTACACCTCGCCCTCATCCAGATAGCGCTGTGCCGTGGGCAGATAATTGGGCAGCAGTTCCCGCCGTTTCATCTCCACCCGTTCCGCCGTTGTCGTTAACTGGCGTAACCGCCTGACATCCTGCTCAATGGCACGGGCTTGCAGGTGCTGACTGGCACCATCGGCAATGGCAACGGCTTGCTGCCGTGCCAGTTTCTGGCGCAGTTCAACCGCTGCCCGGTGTCGTTGGGCAGGTGACAGCATTAGTCTGTACCCGTTTTTTCAGCCGGTTCGGCCACTTTGCCAATCGTGACCGCGTTTTCATCATAGGCCGCGTACAATTCCGGCGTTTCAATCGCGTAGCCCTCATTGCGCAGGTACTTGTTTTCGAACTGTTTGCGGTCGTCCACAAATTCCGCCTTGCGCTGACGGGTATTGCGCTGGGTCAGAATTTGCAGGTTTGGCAACATGGTGACCACCATGCGCTTGCCCGGCATAAACGGCGGCACCATTGCCGGACGGCCGGCAATCGAACTGCCCAGCATCTGTGCGGCAATTTTTTCTGTCGGTTTATCCGCAGCCTGATAAAGCCGGTATTGTTCCGCTGCCACTAAATCCGCGCCGACCAGTACCACCAAACGGGGGTCATGGCGGAACTGTTGCGGAATACAGGTATTAACCAGGTCGGACGCCATCGCATCCAGCGAGTTAAAATCGCCGCGTTCATCCAGTTTCACTGATGTGGTGATCACCTGCTTGCCGCCGTTCCATTCTTTGGCAATCTGGTGCCAGCCTTTATTGACATCTTCCCCGTTCGGGTTTTCGTCGGGGTTGGTTGTCTCCGCCACACGCTGACCGTTAAAGCCGACGCGAAGCATATCGAGCGCAAAAGATTCATTGGTAAACGCCTGCATACGCTGGAAGAATTCTTCTTCACTGCCGGAATTCGCCCAGATGGACAGCAAGTCCCATTTCAGCGCGGCACCGGAATCGGTTTCCTGCAACTTATATTCATTGCCGTCAACACCCGTGGCACGCATAAAGCGGCCATCTTTCTTGCGCCCCGTAAAGAGGCCGGGGTTACCCACCGAGACCACCTGGCCGGACAGGTGATCCACATCCGCACAGGTGATCATACTGAGGAACTCGACCGACTCCAGCAGCGCACTGCGCAGGGCGGTTTCCTTCGGATCACTCAGTGCAAAGTAACGCGCTGTATCCTCAACCCCGTAGGATTCGGCCAAGCCCGCTGAATATTGCTGTAAAAAGGCTCGTGCCCGTTTATTTAATTGCATCGCTCTTCCCTTTGCTTTTTCCCCCTCAGGGAATTACAGAAAACTGAAACGGCTGTTTTTATTGCCTTTCGGGTTTTTAGATGGCAAACGGGTTGCAATGCCATCCAGCTTGTTAAAGTTTTTCACAATCTTTGACAGGTTATCGCGCAGGAGTGCAAAATCTTCGGTATCAACCACTTCTTTCACCGTTTCGACATCTTCCTGTACTTCTTCCACGACCTGTTCAGTGGATGCCAGTTGGCTTTCAACGGCGGTCATGCGCTTATCCATCTCGGCCAGTGCCTCAGCGATGGCCTGCAACGCGTCATCACCCGTGGTTTCGGCCGGGGTTTCTTCCGGTTCTTCAACGTTAAAAAAACTTCTCCATCCTTTTTTGGCCTTTGCCATCTTGCTTTCCTTAATCTGTTTAACTTCGTCAATCACCAGCGGCTTATAAGAGCCGGTGCGAGAAGGTTTTTTTCGTTTGTTAAATTGCAGGCGGGTTGTGCCTACACTCGCTGGCGAACTCGTGACTGCCAGCCCTTGCAGATAGGTTTTGCCTGTGCCGCGCCAGTTACCACCCGGCGTAAACTCCACCGAGGTAAACAGCAATTGGCCGTCCCGGTTGGCGTCCAACAAACGGTGATTGGGTCGCAATTGCGCATAAAGACGCAAAGCCCCGTCCTCACCGCGTTCGGCCTTGACCGCGAGCACTTCGCCCATTGGCCCCATCCAGCGCTCATGTTCCGGCCAAATCAGGGCGGTATACAGTTGAGGGTCATAAAGCTCGGCGGCATCCAGAATCCATTGTGGTTCCATATCCCGGCCATCAACCGTGTCGCCCTCCATGGCAATACATATCCAGTTAGTCATTAACTGAGACATATCGCATCCTTTTCGTTTGCTTCCCACACAGTATTGCGAATTCCATCGGCGGCCGCGAGGGGCGCAATTCGGATGAATTCGGATATCACGCATAACCGAATCAAACCGAATTTGGCCGGACGAAAGCAAGGTATTCGCCCTGCATAATAAAGTGACCCAAGACAAGGACGCTTAAGGCATGGCTAAATATTCGGATGAATTAATCAAAGTGGCAAAGTCGCTCTACCTGCGCCACTATACCCCGGCTGAAATTGCCGAAGAACTCAACCTGCCCAATCGGCGGATCATTTACTATTGGGCGGAAAAATGGTGCTGGGCGGATATGCTCAGCCATGAAAGTGTGCATGACGCTATCAATCGCCGGGCGGCACTGCTCAGTGAACGCAATAATAAGACCGTGCTGGAACTGGACGAACTCGACCGCCTGATTGCCCATCATGTGAAATTGATGGCACAGGAAAATAAGCATCAAGAAAAGCTGGCCGAAATTAAGACACGGGCGCAATCGGGCGGTGACGATCTGCCATCCGGTGACGGTGAGCCGAAGAAAAAGAAACGCCAGCGTAAAAATGATATTTCGGCACTGACAGAAGAGGATTTTCAGATATTTGTTGATGACAACTTATTTGCCTATCAGAAACATCTTCGTGAAAACAAGCATAAATCGGTACGGAACATCTTAAAATCACGCCAAATCGGGGCAACGTGGTACTTTGCGTTTGAAGCCTTTGAAGATGCTGTGTTAACGGGGAAAAATCAGGTGTTTTTGTCGGCTTCCAAGCCGCAGGCGCAGGTTTTCCGCGCCTACATCGTTAACTTTGCTGAACAGCTTTTCGGGATCACATTAACCGGTGAGCATCCGCGCCTGAGCAATGGCGCAGAACTGCGCTTTCTTTCGACCAACAAGAACACCGCCCAATCCTATGGTGGCCACTTATACTGTGATGAATACTTCTGGATACCGGATTTTAAGCGTCTGAATGAAGTGGCCTCCGCCATGGCCACCCATGACCATTGGCGCACCACGTATTTCTCCACGCCCAGTGCCAAAACCCATCCGGCCTACCCGTTTTGGACGGGGGACGAATGGCGCGGTAATGATGCCAAACGTAAGAATGTGGCCTTTCCGACCTTTAAGGAAATGCGCGATGGCGGACGGGATTGCCCCGATGGTCAGTGGCGTTATGTCATCACCATGGAAGATGCCATCAAAGGCGGCTTTAATCTGGCCAGCCTTGACCGACTGCGCAACAAATACAATACCGACTCTTTCAACATGCTGTTTATGTGCCAGTTTGTTGATAGCGGCGCATCGGTCTTTAAATATCACCAACTCGTAAAATGCAGTGTGGATATCAACCTGTGGGAAGATCATGACCCCAATGCGCCGCGCCCCTTTGGTGAGCGTGAAGTCTGGGGCGGTTTTGACCCTGCCCGCTCCGGCGATACCTCCACCTTTGTGATTGTCGCCCCTCCGCTGATGGCAGTCGAAGCCTTTCGGGTACTCGCCACGTTCTACTGGCAGGGCATGAACTGGAAGCATCAGGCGAAGCTGATTGAAGAGTTGTTCAAGCGCTATCGCTTTACCCATATCGGCATTGATACCACGGGCATTGGGCACGGGGTCTATGAGATGGTGCAGGACTTTGCCCCACGCCAGACGCAGGCTATCCACTACAGCCAGCAGAGCAAAAACCAGTTGGTCATGAAGATGATTGATGTGGTCAGTGAAGAACGGCTCGAATGGGATGCAGAACAAAAAGAAATTCTGGCCTCCTTTCTGGCTATCCGGCACACCACCACGGGCAAAGGCGGTGCCATGACCTTTGTGGCCGACCGTTCGCAGGAAACCGGGCACGCTGACGTGTTCTGGGCTATCGCCCACGCCCTGATGAACGAACCGTTAAATTACGAGAAGAAACGCACGTCTAAATATCAATTCCAGAAGGCCGCATCATGAGCAAGAAAACGTTAAGGAAGACCCCCAGGGCAAAACAGCCCCAGCCACAGCAACGGAAAATGAGCCTGATCACACTGGGCAAGCCGGAGCCGATACTCACGACCCAGACCGATTACCAGAAAATCTGGTATGACAATGATTATGACCATTACACGCTGCCGATTGACCGTCTGGCACTGGCACAACTGACCAATATGAACGGGCAGCATGGCGGCGTTCTCTATGCCCGCCACAATATGATGGCCTCGGATTATCTCGGCGGCGGCCTGAGCCATGAACAATTCAAGGCGGCCATGATGAACTTCCTGATTTTCGGCGATGTGGCCATCCTGAAAGTGTGCAACTTCTGGGGCGAGGTGGTGAAACTGGACGTATTGCCCTCGCTCTACCTGCGCCGCCGTAAGGACGGGGATTTTGTGGTGTTGCAGGAGGGGGAACCGTTGGTTTACACCCCGGAAGAGGTCATTTTTATCAAGCAGTATGATCCCCAGCAACAGGTTTACGGCCTGCCGGATTATATCGGCGGTATCCATGCCGCCTTGCTGAACTCAGAAGCCACCATATTCCGCCGCCGCTACTACCACAATGGTGCCCACACGGGCGGTATCATCTACACCAACGACCCGAATATCTCGGATGAAACCGAGGAAGAAATTATCTGGAAACTGCAACAAAGCAAGGGGATCGGCAATTTTGACACCCTGTTTGTGAATATTCCCAACGGCGACCCGGACGGCATCAAGTTTATTCCGGTCGGGGATATCTCCGCCAATGACGAGTTTGCCAATGTGAAAAGCATCAGTTCGCAGGATGTGCTGACCGCCCATCGATTCCCGGCCGGACTGGCGGGCATTATCCCGACCAATGTCGGCGGATTGGGGGATCCGGAAAAAGCCCGTGATGCCTATCGCAAGGATGAAGTCATTCCCGTTCAGAATATGTTCATGAATGCGATAAACCGCCGCGATGTGCCAGAGATATTACACCTTCATTTCAAACAAGATAACGCAAGTTCGGGTGCGCAATGAGCAAG